ACAAACTGAAACAAACCCGATGCCCCAGAATTTTGATTATATGCAGCAGTATTAACTTCGCTTTCACCGCTAATGATTGCATATAATTGCTGCTTTTCGAGGCCGGGATATTTACTTTGCATTTCCGCAAGTTTTGTTTGAAACGCTTGATCATTTTCGAGTTCGGCCACGGATGTTTTAACTACACTGGATGATTTTTTAATTGCATCTGCTGCAGAAGAAGTCGAAGCTTCACTGGGTGTTTCTGCTGCGGCCGATGAATTAACTGATTCTTCACCTTCATCTTGTGACGCATAACCGCTCGAACCAATCATGCCGCCATCGTAGCTTTCGTTTCTTGTTATACTTATAGATTTACTTACAGGTTCTGGAGCGTCTACAGCTTCAGCTAAACCTGCGCCTGCAGAATTTGGTTCAACCGCTAAACCTTCTGCCATACGTACGTAATCATCAATGGCAGTAAGTGCAGCACTGATACTCACCTGCGATTCTCCACCAATTTTTACGTGCTCAGATTTAATACTTAAATCACCTAATGCATCAAAATACATTATTTCCGATTTTAAATTAATATCATTATTAGCCTGCAGATTTATTTTTTTATTTGCTTTTAAATTAATGCCTTCTACATTTGATTCAAGACGTAGCTTTCCACCTCTTATTTGAATTTCTTCACTTGCATTAATAGTAGATTGCCCGCCAACAGAAAGATAATGATTTCCTCTAACGTTTTGTATTAAATCGCCAGTGATTTCTTCTATCTTATTTCCTTTTACTAAAACCTGTGAATCGCCTTCTATAGTAACTATGTTTCTACCTTTTACATACACATAATTATTTCTATCATTTATTTGCATTTTATCAGAAATAGATTTATGAATAGTGCTTCCTCGTGCATCAATCGTGATATAAGAGCCTTCACCGTGATATATAGTAATTCTTTCAGAGCCTGGTGTATCATCCAATTCGATAGAATGATTAGCTGTTTCTATTACTCTATTGAATGGGTATTGTGTATTATATGCAGGTGCTGGTTCTGCAAAAAATTCTCGATCTCCGCTATCGGCTTTATCTGGGTTTTGGTCTGCAATACCGATATCTTTTACACGAGACATTTCCTGCTGGTGAACATAAGTTTGTTCAATATTTTCCCCGCGCGCCAATTTTGAATTTGCTGGTTGACCCAAGTCAGGCGGCATTGATCCTTTTGCGAGAATTCTAGAATTTGTTTCTGGTATTTTACCCCAGCCTGTCAAATCCGGATTTATTATTTCAGTCATTTGTGTTGGAATTAAACCTAATATCATTGGCTGCTGCGCATCACGTCCGTCAACGAAAAATCCAAATACAAATGAGTTTAAACGCGGTATTTCAGCGTTAGGGTCGTAACTTCCATGTATCAGTGTTGCCCAAGGAAGATCTTCAGTTGGGACTTGCTGGGTCGTTCCATGTACTCCAAAGGCACGTACTTGAACTCTTCCTTCAAGGCGATCGTCGACGTTATTTTCTACAACCCCTATAAAAAATAAAGGATTTAAAATCCCTACGCCAGTTTCCATCATGTCGTGTTCCAGTCGTACTTAATTAATTTAAGAGCAGTAGTGTGTACATCTCTTACAAAGTTATGAGTTACCGTATCTATCATATAGTATCCAGATAGTTGTGGATTTAATCCTTTTTTAGATGAGGCAACAAATTGAGGTATTTTAATATTTATCATGCCTCCTGCGTTTAAATCTAATCTACCGTTAGCTGTTGCATGGACCATAGTGTTATTTAAATGATGTCGATAAGCTGTTCTATTTGCAACTATTTCTGGAAGAAACTGATTTCCTCTTAATTGAAATTCTCCGCTATCATCTGCATAATCACGAATTACCATATAACGTTTTTCGTTTTCTTGAGTAAAATAAGTACTTTTAAATTCAGGAGAATGAATACCTTCATCGGTATTACGCCCCGAGGTGGACAGATATTTTGTTTTTTCTGTTTCAAAATTATAAGAGTGTGTTGTAGATTTAGTAGGAAGATTTACTCGGCCTCTTACTAAATCTATTTCAATAACGTGGCTACGATATGCGCCAGAACCAAGATCTTTCATTGTGTTAACGCGATCTTCGTTTTTAATAGTTATAAAATTTTGCATTTGCTGCGAATATTCTTCGCCTGATTTGTCTAAAGCATCACTATAAGTAAATTCTTTAATGTCGTTAACATTTTTTAATGCCTGATTAATTAAATATTCGTCTGAAACAAAAAAGTGATTGTGAACTGTTTCAAAAAATCTAAAAGAGCACGATGGGCTTGTTGTGCTATAAGCACGCTGTGATAAAAAGTTCATTGCTTGAATCGGTGTGTAGTTTGGAATTACACAACGAAATATACCTTCAGTTGGTTCGACAATTAATCCTGAAGAGTTTTGCGGTGGGCTATAATAATTATCAAAAATAGTTGATGCTATAGTTGATATTTTGTCTTCAAAAGGAGCTGTTATGCGTCGTGAACTTACATTAAATCTTGATTTTGAAACAAAGTGAATTTCATATCTTAAGCCGTCGTTTGCGTCGTTAATTTCTACATTTTGAATTTTATATATTCGCATTTGATAAATTCTACGATTTTTCATAGCGTCTTCAATAGTAAAAATTAAATGTTCCTCGCCGCGAATTGGCAAGTCCTCAAGAAAACCTATATTATCAACTATTTCCGCATAACCTTTTATGCAGTCGGAATTAATAGATTCTTCAATCACAAAAACAGGTATGAAGCCTGAAAATTCATTTGAATTTCCTTGACCTGAAACTCCTAATTCGATAGATGCAGCTGAATCGGAAACTAATACAGCACTTAATAGCTTGTATTGTCCTGGTAAAATAAATTCACTCATTTAATTTATTCGTAATTTCTTTTTCAATTTTTGATACTAAATTTCTATCAATAAGTTGAATATTTCTTTTATTGTCATTTATTGCTTCCTCAAAATCCCAAATGCGATATGGTTTCCACTCAGCTGGGATGATTTTTTGTAATACAATTCGCTTGCCTGCTTCGCTTCTTAATATGACTCTATCTTCTTTGCGGAGGTAAAGAGTTCTAAAACTGTCAGGACTAATCTTTATTATATCAATTGCCATTTTATACCTCTTTATAATAGTAAACTATATTATCCGTGTTAGTAGTAGTTCTGGTCCAATCAATTAAATCATAACCATTTAACCCCCCAGCTTGATCACTATATTTACTAATTAAATATTGGTTAAATGTGTATTCGTCCATCGGCCATTCATTATACGGGTCAATAATATTGTTTGCTAAATATATTAGCCAAGTATAGTTGGAGTCGCCGTAATAGTGATACGCAATATCCTCAGCTCTTTCGCCTTCCTTAATAGTATACGGCAAAAAAGAATACGGATCTTGCAAAGTTTCCTTTAGAAAATTTACTCTTTTTGTTATGTCTTTTACTAAAACATTATTATAACTTATATCTGGAAATTTATCAAAATATTCTCCGCTCATTTAACTTACCCCGCTCCGCCGCTTATTATTTGATCACCAGCTGTTAAATTTGAAGCTGACGTATTAGTAGTTGATACTCCGCCATAATCTTCAGATGTATGTATATCCATTTCCATGAGAGTCATATTCATTGATACCATAGCTGGTTTACCGCCAGTTACAACGGCCAATCCGTTTGGCGTGTAGTTATTTTGAAATTGCTGTACCATACATGTTTTATATTTAAAGAAATATCCATCATCAATTCCTAAAAAGAATATATCTACAGTACTAGGATAATTTAACAATACCTTGTTAAAACCAACTGCACTCCCATAAGTAGGAAGAATGTTTCTTCGAATAGTTGTAATGATATCTCTTATTCTATCAGATTCTGCATTTTCTGTTGGCGCAAGTGTCCAATTAAAATCAAACTGTTTTAAATTTACACCTTCAAAAAACAGCGATGACTTTGGGTTAACCGTGTTTCCTAATCCTTGGTCAATTGCCTTTCCACTGCCGGCAAGTAACTTATCAATTGATCTTCTACCTAAAAACGATAAGTTTTTTGAAGCTTGGTCAATATCAGAATTAAGTATTGAACTTAAATCTACGCCAGGTATCAAATTACCTAAAACATTTCCTAAATTTGAAACAGTAAGATCACCGGCTCCAGCAAATTGAGATGCCCCTGTAGCAACTGCTGACTGTGCAATACCCATATCACTTCCTGCTACTCTAACAGAATAAGTGTCTTGAATATTAGCAGGCAATGGGAGCTGAATTACATCTGTTCCGTTCGGTACCGGCCCAAATTGACCAGCACGATTTCTAGAAGAACCACCGGATAACGTATTTAACCCTCGTTCACCAGGTGGAACAAAAGAATATTTATTAAAAGCCAATAATACGCTGTGTGCACCAATATTCAGCGGAAAGTTTAAAAAATTAGAACTTTGCGAATTTTTACTGTTACTTATGACCTGCTCGGGTCTTTGACCAAAATCTTGATAGGGCAAACCTAAATTCCTTTATAAATAGAGATATACATTGGCTTTGATTCTATTTATATTAAAATTTGGACAGCATAAATGACTAGAGGACATAAAGGGCGATTTAGGCCAAAACACCCGGAGAAGTATAAGGGAGATCCTTCAAAGATCATATATAGATCTTTATGGGAATTTAAATTCTTTAGGTATATTGATATTCATCCTGATGTTATTTGGTGGCAAAGTGAAGAAGTTATAGTACCTTATATGTCTCCTATAGATGGAAAAAGACATAGGTATTACCCAGACGTAGTTGTAAGAAAGAGAACACCGAATGGCACAACTGAAACTATTATGATAGAAATAAAACCGCATGCACAAACCAAAGCTCCTGATATTCGGAAAAAAAACGCAACTCCTTCAGGAAGACTTTCGCGTAGATATATAAACGAAGTTAAAACTTACGGTGTTAACGAATCTAAATGGAAAGCTGCGCGCCAATATTGTGCAGATAGAGGATGGATATTTGAAATATTTACCGAACACGAATTGGGAATTAAGTAATGACTGCAAAAATATTTGACGAAATTCTTTTAAAAGGTATTCGAGCAGGCCAAGTGCCGGCACGTACAAAAGCAGCACGTGATTGGTATAGAAATCAAGCAAAAGCAGTATCACGTTCAAGTATAGAAGAAACAAAAATTATCCGTCAAATGAAAGATAGACACGAAAGTAGATTTAGGCTTGGCCATATGTATACTTTTTTATACGATCCTAAACATAAAGAAACTCTTCCTTATTATGACAGGTTCCCGCTTGTATTTCCAATAAATAAAGCTAAAGGCGGCTTTCTTGGAATGAACTTTCATTACTTACCGCTTCCTTTACGTGCGCAATTAATGGATGCTTTATACGAAGTGACAGGAAACCAAAAATATGATGAAACTACAAAAATGCAAATATCATATAGTATCCTTAATGGTGCTTCAAAATATAGAGAATTTAAACCCACGGTGAAACATTATTTAACGTCTCAGATAAGAACAAAATTGGTATACATAAATCCTACTGAATGGGATATAGCATTATTCTTACCATCTGAACATTTTGAAAAGTCTTCAAAAGGAAGAGTTTGGGCAGACTCAAGAAAAATAGCAAGAGGCGGGCGGTAAATGCCATTTAATATAAACGAATTTAAAAGTACTATGAATAAGTACGGCGGCCCTGCGCGAAAAAACTTATACGTTGTTGAAATAATGAATGGGCCCGTGCAATCAGATGGCATGACAATGCAAGATCTCAGATTTTTTTGTCAAACCGCTACAATTCCTGGTTTAAATTATACGGTAGCTGATTATTATCCAAATGCGTTTGGTGTAAAACAATCAATCCCAACAGCTGTTACACCTGACCAATTCAATGCAGTATTTATGCTAGACTCGGATCACATGGTGCTTCGGTTTTTTCATCAATGGATGCAATCTGTAATTAATTACAATTACTCAGACGGACCTTTTTCACAAATAAACGGGCAGCTGCCCTATGAGGTTGGATATAAAAAAGATTTTGCTTGTAACATAATAATTAAGCACTATAGTACTGACGGCGCAGATGGTATACCAAAATATTATGAATACACATTGTATGATGCATTCCCAACGCAGGTAAGCGGCGTTGATGTATCCTGGGCAGACAACGATTCTTTTGCAACTTCTACAGTTAACTTTACATATGCTCATATGTCAGTGTCAAGTTCAAGACAAGGTATTCCGACTGAAAGGTTTGCGCGAGGTACTGGCTTTGTAGAATATGTAAATACTTTAGGATCAAATGCCCAGGTAATTGGGCAGGGTAATTTACCAATTTCAGTTCAAGATTCAATAAATGCATTTACTAAACTTGGTAACTTGAAAAATAACATAAATAATTCGTTTTCGCAAATCAAATCTGGACTAAACGGTTTGCGAAATATATTTTAATTGAGGAGATAATACACAATGCCACTACCAAAGATTGACATGCCGATATATGAGCTTTCGTTACCATCTAATGATAAAAAAGTTAAGTATCGGCCTTTTACAGTAAAAGAAGAAAAAATTCTTTTAATTGCTCAAGAATCAAAAGACACAGAACAAATTATAAGTTCAATTAAACAAATTGTAAATAACTGCCTGCTTGAAGATAGTATTGATTCTTTATCACTTGTTGATTTAGAATACTTATTAATATCAATTCGTTCCAAGTCTGTTGATAATATTGTAAAGTTTAAAATAGAAGACCCAGACACTGAAGAATCAATTGAATTAGAATTAGATTTAACACAAGTAAAAATTGAAAAACCAGAGAACCATACAAACCAAATTGAAGTATCAAAAGATTATGTATTGTTTTTAAAATACCCTACGGCTGAAGACTTTTTTGTTCTTTTAAACGAGGATAAGTCTGAAACCGAAAGAAATTACGATATCATGCTTTGCTGTTTAGACAAATTAGCATCAAAAGAAGATGTGTTTAACTTTAAAGATTTTAATAAAAAAGAAGTTGACGACTTTATCGAAAGTTTACATAACGACGTTGTGAAAAAAATGAAAGAGTTTTTTGACACGATACCAAAAGTAAGACATGAAGTTGAATACGTAAATAAAAACGGTGATAACAAAACCTTTGTAATACAAGGAACCCAAACTTTTTTTATCTGATGTTGAGCCATACGAACCTTTCGATTTATTATGATAAAATTTTTGGAATGGTTCAACATCATAAATATTCGGTCGATGAATTAGAAAAAATGATACCTTTTGAAAGAGATTTGTATTTTGATATGTTAATTAATTTTATAAAGCAACAAGAAGAAAAGCAAAGAAGAAAATAAATGGCAACGTTTGAAGATCTTAAAATTGTATTAGACTCTATTGATATTAACATATCGCAGCAAGGTGCTATGTTATCTTCTATGGTGCAAATTGATAATCGGCAAGTTGATTTGCTTGCCGAACAAAATAGTATGCTGCAGAAAATGTTATCGGCACAGGAAAGAGCAACAACCTTAGGGGATGCTAGTAGGGCGTCTGTAAGCCCACAGCCAATGGGTCAATCATCTTCGAGCGGATCCCCTGCAGCTGCGCCAAGCAATGCTAGTAAGGGTGGTTTTAGTCTTGGCAAAGGCCTTGGTATAGGTGCTGCCGGGATCGGCCTTGCAAAGGGGGCTAGCGGGTTAGCCATGATGGGTCTCGGCCTATCAGCATTTTTTGGTGGTTTAGTTGCTGGTGATGCTACTTTGGGTTGGCTTGAATCGATGGGAGCTAGTTTTAAATTCGACAATTTAAAATCTGCAGCATTGGGTTTTTCAGATATGATTGTTGGAATGGATCCCAAATCATTTATTGTTCTCGGCGGTATCATGGGTATATCTGCCATTGGTGGTAAGAAAGCTGCAATTGGATTAGGATCTATGGGATTTGCTATATCAGCATTTCTCGGCGGTCTTATGGCTGGAGATTTAATATTTAGTGGTGTATCAGCTCTTGGCGGCGATATGAAATTTTCTTCTATGAAAGAAGTTATGTCAGGGTTCTCTGATATGATTTTAGAAATTGATCCTAAAGCCCTTGCAGTTCTTGGCGGTATTATGGGTATAAGTGCTTTAGCAGGTTTAAAGGGTGGTACGAGTGCTGCCGTTGGTTTAGGTGCTATGGGCGCAGGCATTTCTGGTTTCTTAGGCGGATTGTTAGCCGGGGATCTATTATTCAGCGGCGTTTCTGCATTGGGTGGTGATATAAACTTTTCATCACTAAAAACAGTAATGGGCGGTTTCTCTGATGTAATTGGTGAATTGACGCCAGGCGCAATAACGGCTATGGTAGGTATACTTGGTGCTGCAACTGGAGCAGCTGTATTTGGGCGAGGATCTGGTGTAGCTGCAGCAACTCGAGTTGCCGGCACAATGACAGGAATTGGTGCAGGTATAGCAGGATTAATGCTTGGATTAGGTGTTGGCGGTGCTGGCCTAGACTGGCTCAATTCTGCAGTAGGGTTTTCAGGTGGTGGATTACCAACAGCTTTTAAAATGTTTAGTGATGCTATTGGCGAATTAACAATAGATGGAACGGCGGCATTAGTAGGAATTTTAGGAGTTGGAGGTCTTGCAGCTGTATTTGGAAGCGGAACTGGTATAGGTGCGGCAACTCGAGTTACAACTATAATGGCCGGTATCGGTGCAGGTATATCCGGTTTAATGATAGGTCTTACAGCTGGCGACAAGACAATGTCTTGGATGAGCTCATTAAAATCAGGCAGTGGTGGATTAGTTAATGCGTTTAAAATGTTTAATGATTCTATCGGTGAATTAAATAACGAAAATTCTATTACTGCCCTCGTTGGAATACTAGGAGCTGGCGTAGGATTAGGAACACTCTTAGGAGTGGCTGGATCTCCAGCTGCTGCAGTAATGGCGGGTGTTGGTATATTTGCTATAATGACTGCTATCGGCGCAGGCATTTCTGGATTAATGATAGGTCTTACGCTCGGAGATGTTGGCTTATCTTGGTTGGAAAAATTAAAAGGAAGTGGCGGCGGAGGATTAGTTAATGCATTTAAAATGTTTAGTAATTCTATTACTGCGATAACTCCAGACGCACTTAAAAGATTAACTGAAATTTCTAAATTAAACCTTGGATCTGGTATTAGCGATTTAGTATCAGCTGTTACAAATTTTTTCGCAATAGATGTTAAAGAAGGCGTTGGCGACAGAGTAAGGGGGTTTTTCACTTCATTGTTTGGTGGAACAGTTGAAAAAGAAAGCATTATATCAAAATTAATCAATGAATTTGAGCCATTAACTGGATCGAAAGGTAATGAATTAGTAACAGGAATGGAAAGATTTGCGATGGCGTTAGAACCATTGGCTAATGCGCTATCAACATTAAGTGGTATTGATCCAGGCTCTATTAATTTTAGAGAAATTTCTAAAAACTTGGCTGAAACTATTCCTATATTTAATCATCTAGCAAACGGTGGAGTTTACGATCCTTCGTGGATGCCTGGTAATGCTATTAATTTTGGAGATGGAATTTTAGATCCAAAACTAAAATTAGATGAAGTTACAAGTAAAATAGCCAGCGCAAGAAATGCGATAGTTGGAATTATAGATAATGAAACTATGCAAGCTTTAAATTTGGTTAGCTCTGGAGCTGGTGCTGCAACCGGCGGTAATCAAATTACACTTGCGCCAGTCACAGTATCCCCAACAACAAATAACAGTGTACAAGGCGGATCTTCAAGTACTGTAATAAATTCTATCGGAAAAGGTAATACGTCTGATTTGGATCAATTTGCACGCCCGGGCGGTGTGCATTAAAAAAGGGGAGCAATAAGCTCCCCTTTTCAATTTTATTCCATAAGAAGTTCTGGACCTTTTGAAATAGGTATTTTCTTAGGCTTCTTTTCCTCAGGTATTACATTGTGTAGCTGCACTGTTAACATTCCTTGATTTAAGGAAACTCCAGTTACTTGCACTGTATCGGCAAGAGTAAACTTACGAACAAAGTTTCTTGCGGCAATGCCTTTATGCAAATAATTTGTTGAAGTATCTGATTCTTTAACATCTGCTTGGATGGTTAGGATACCATCGTGTAGCTCAATGTCAAAGTCATCTTCGTTAAAACCTGCGACGGCTACCTCAATAAGAAAGGTATCATCACTAGTTTTAATTAAATTGTAAGGTGGATAATTTGATATATTGGTCTGCGTATGATTTAGTTTATCAAGTATTGAGTCAAAACCAATAAAAAATGGATCGTTTAATAGATCCGTGTTGAACCTACGAGTGTTCATATCGTTCTCCTTATATTAAGCGAGTATGTGAATTTGCCGTCAGTGACCGGCGATTAAAAAGTGGAGACCCAGGTGGCGCCTCCACTTATATTTATATAATACTTTTATTGTAAATGTCAATAGCCAAATGAAAATTATTTTAGAAAATTAATCTTTTTTAGAAACAAAAGAATACATTTCTTTAGCTTTTTCCATTAATTCTTCCATAGAATACATTTTGTAACTTTCTCTTATTTGTTCTGCGGTTTTTTTACCTTCATTCACCATGTTTTCAGCAAATTGAATATTCATATGGTATTGTTGGTCCATATATTCTTTTGCAAGCTGTAACATTTCTGCGCGGATTTCAAAAGGATTCTTATTCATTGTTTGTCACCCTTTGCCAAGTTTTCGCCAGCAGCATTCTGAAAAGCAAAAAAAGTTTTCATTGCTTCTTTAGTAAATTCAGTTTGTAATTTGATAAAATCGTTAAGAGGTTTGGAAGTATTTTCGTCCTTGAACCATGTTTTTACAAATTCAGATTTTGAATTCTGAATTGTATCAATAAACATGTTTGTCATAAATTCGTTATTCATTTTAGTTCTCCTGTGTGTGTTGTGTTTAAATTGAGCTTTTATATTAATAATATATCTGATTCTATATAAAATGTCAATATAATTTACGTGGATTTTTTAAAATATTTACGCATCCTCTGCCACGTCATCGGATGGTAATTTTGTAATTTCTGAAATCGAATATGTTAGCATTTTCTCAAGCTGACCAAGAGCAATGTTTTCACCAGTTTCAATAACAGAAACACCGTCTGTAATATTTGTAATCATTACATGTAATTCTTCATTTAATCCAGATCTAATTAATTCAACACCATTTGAAAGTACCAAACCTTTTTCATTTGATACGTCAGGATCTGAATATAATTTTAATACGCAATCCGACGGAACATCAAATGTCAAACCAGTTGGTATTAAAATTCTTTGTTGTGGATATACTTGAACACATGTTTTTCCACGGTATATTTTTGTTGGTGTATAGGTTTTTTTGTTTAAAGGATTAATTAAACGTACTTTACTGTTTGGTTCAAAACATGCTTTTAAATTAAAAATTGCATTTTCAGGCCTATCAAAAACTGGCTTTATTGCATTTTTATTTGCTCGAAAAACTTTCATTATATAATACTCCAGATTATTTCTTTTTACCGATATTGTATTTAGGTTCCAGTTCCCAAGAACCTTTTTCTTTGTGCGATAATATTTTGATTTGACTTAAGGGGGCAATCGGGGTTTCCGATTTCGCAGGATCTACAATTTCAAGAAGACCCCATTCTTCTAACAAATTAACAATAGTATTTCTTCTAGCACGGTCTTCTTCCGCGAACGAATTTTCTTTACCGTCCAAAATAAAAAGTTCTTTAAAATGTACGATTGCATAAAAGCCTTGCTTGTGTAATATATGACAAGACTGATACAGTTTTTTTTCTTTTTTTGACGCTATCCCGATACGAGTCAAAGTTTCTTTTATTTTAAGAAAATTATCAGGATTTGGCAGTTTTAATTTTACTCCAACCCCTCTAAACAAATCTCTTTCCATAATGAGTTCACCTTTATTTTTTTTATTATTGTGATAATGCTCTCATTTAGACCATCTGAATATTTATAATTATCCGCCTTTCTCTAATTTTGTATGGATTGTTTTCAAATTTTCTTTAGTTAAAGTTTTAAGATACATTTTTGCGACTGTTCTATTTACTAAATATGTTTGCTGTATTACATCCAAGTCTTTATTCTTTTCAGCTTTATGCCATTTAGAAAATCGATTGCGTGGGCGTAGCATTCCTAAATAGTATCTATATTGAGCATCTTCAAATAAATGATGGCGCATATTCAATTCGTTTGCATGAAGAATAGTATCTTCAAAATATGAAAATCCGCGATTAATAATAAATGCATTATATTGTTTTTCAGTCTGTTGCGGGTAGTCAGAATCTAAAATTAAATCCTTTTTACTGTGTGAAACTGATTTAATAAAATCAAATGGAGTCAAATCCTTGGCCATACGCCCTATCCTTTAAATCTGCGAGTTCATCAAAAGTTTTTGAACATTCACCACACATAGTCGCGGTATGTACACCATCAGCCGATGAATATTGAAGAGTGAAAGAATTATCGGCTGATAAATTTACCTTACAGAAAAAACATTCTTTTACCTTTTTCTTTAGAAATTTCACTTGTAACTCGATTCAAACATTACTTCAGTTAAAAACGCAATCATATTAATTTCTGTATCCGCAACAAAATGAGCTTTATACATATAATCAGCAAGTGTTACAATAAATCCTGGTAAACTTTTAAGTTCAACTTTATTCGTTGCGGTATCATATATGTGGCGAAACATTTCGTTAGTATCTTGGTCACTGTTGTCCGCGCACCACTTACGCATTCCAGTAAAATTTTTTTCTTTTAACATAATGAACAGCTGTTCAATAGATTCTTCCTTTAGGTTTGTAAAAATACCTTCATCAATACGACCAGACGCAGCATATGTTTGAAGCTCAGTAAGCACGCGTCGGAAATCCGGAAAATGCTTTTCAATTACCTTTGCAACAACTGTTTTATCGTGATTAATGTTTTCTTGTTCTAAAATAGAAAGAACACGTTTATAGAATTGCGCTGCCATTTTTGGCCTGTCGCTTTTTTCGATAGAAAAGTCTATTTCTGATAAACGAGAACGGAGTGGTTCAATAATACGATTTTTAAAATTACACGTAAAAATAAATCCGCAATTCTTGGAATATTCTTCAATAAAATTGCGAAGAGCTGGCTGGACAGTTGTGGCGTTTAGATAATCAGCCTCGTCAAGAATAACAAATTTACGTCCACCCGTAAAAGATACAGATGAAGCAAATGTAGAAATTTCATATCGAAGAGTATCGATACTTACGTTTAATGATCCGTTCTTTACGATATAGTCACAACCTAGTTCGTTCAGCATTGCTTTTGCAACAGTTGTTTTACCCATACCTGGTCCGCCAGTGAGTAATAGGTTTGGCATATTATCGTCAGCAACAAACTTTTTAAAAATGTCTTTTGTTTTTTGTGGAAGAATTGTTTCTTCAATTGTATTTGGGCGATACCCTTCGACCCAAAGTACTTCATCAGCTTTTTTGTTCAGTGTCATTCATAACCTCAAGAAATTTCATAATGTAAAATCAAGGCTGTTCAATTAAGAACTACCTTGATTTATATAATATACCACTTTCACCAGTTTGTATATAGTTTATTTTGTTTTTGGATTGTCTGAAACATTATTGGTTTCTTGCTTTGCATAAGAATCTAACTTATCTCGGATTGCTCCGACAGCTGACAATTCACTACCTTCGATAGCTCCTCTTTTTACACAAATGTCAATAATTGCAATAACGTTATTAATATCCTGTGGTGTAATTTCAATCTTATCTGCCATTATTCACCTTTTTCATATGTTGATTTTGTATCAATGCCAACATAATAAGATACATCAGCTCCTTTAAAATATGAAATTCCTTTAGCGCACAAAGTTATTTCATAATCCTGAGGTAGCAATTTGAGATTGTCGGTTTTAATGATAATAGTAAACTTATCATTTGTTGTGCCAATTTCAATACCATATGCATCGGCTGTTGGATTTTTACTATCAATTGCTCGAAGAAAACATTTCCCATCTTCGCCAACAAACGCAATTTCCTCAAACTGTAAAACTCCAGCTGCTTTTAATACGGATTGGAAATCATCCCATATAACATTTACCTTTACATCCTCAGAAGGAATAGATAATTCTTTTTCTGGTGGGGCAATAACCATAGATGGATCTGCATAGACGTATTTTGTTTTTTTCTTATTTCCTTCAGAAATAGTAAAAAATTTATCGTTAAATTGAATATCCGGATCTTGGTGAAGGCTTAAAATTGAAAGGAATCTTGAAAGATCATAAACAACAGCTTGAGATGGAATTTCGTCTTCAAGATTTGCGATTGCGATTAAGGTTTTTTCGGGTGTTACAGTTTTCAATACATTGCCTGGCTTCATAATAATTGATTTATTAATTGTTGCAAAGCTTTTGAGAATAGTTAAAGTACGGTCAGATAGTTTCATTATATAGTT